CTTCGGAGTAAGAGATACTGTATACATAATGGACTTGATAGAACGAAGTGTCAGTAAGGTTAAAGTAGAACATTATGCAAGGATAGTATGGGAAAGATATGTTCAAAGAGAAACAACTAAGTCAGCTCAAGAACTACTTAATGCAAGTTATGATAACTATGATGAAGTAGGGAAGATAATCGAAAATCATAGCAGACTTATTGAACAACTAAGACACATACAACCTACTCGTTCTAGAGACATAAGTGACATTGTTGATGAAACTAACCGAGCATTGCAAGAAAAATCAAATACCATAAAGTTTGGACTTGGTAGTCTTGATAACTTTGCAGGCGGAATGACTCGTAAAGAAATTACTGTATTAGGTGGTAGACCTGGCCATGGTAAAACTACATTGATGCTAAACATTGTACGAGGTTTGATTGAACAAGGATACAATGTAATGCTATTCAATCGTGAGATGAGTAATGTAGAAACAATGAAGAAGTTGTATGTCATGGAATCAAGAGACATTACATACTCTATGATTCGTTCTGGCATTGCTGATGATAAGAAATCTGCATTGACTAGTGTATCTGAATACGTCAAAGAAAAGTATGAGAACCTCACAGCATTTGATGATATAAGAAACCTTGATGACTGTGTTCGTGAGATTAACAAAGGTAAACCAGATGTAGTTATTGACGATTATATTCAATTGATAGACGTTGGAATGACTAACAAAGATAGAAGATTCGAGATTGAAAAGATTGTACAAGATTACAAATGGGCAGTTAAACAAAACAATTGTTCTGCAATACTCGTATCACAACTCAATCGTGACATAGAGAAAAGGTTTGACCCTAGACCAAGAATGAGTGATTACGCAGAGTCTGGTGTCATAGAACAAACTGCTGAATCGGCAATGTTTGTATTCTATGGATACAACTTTGATAGTGAACGATATAACAGATACAAGAGTGAAGTCATTGTAGCTAAGAGCAGATATGGTACTATTGGTACACACCCTATGGGTTTCAATGGTAACAAGTGTAAGTTCTACAAAGACCACAAAGAAGCGGAGAGAGATACGGTTGCATAAATCTTGTAGGGGATGTTTCTATGGAATTGATGGCAAATGCTATTGGTTCAAAGATGTACAAGGCACATCCCCACAAGAAATACCAGTATCTATAGAAGATAAAGGTTGTAAGCATTACAAGAATACTAATCTAGTAGACTCAGAATCTAAAGATTTAAAGATTATATTAGAAAAGTTTGATGGAGAAATACTTAGCGATAAGTATGAAGTATACAAATACAAGAAAACTTACAAACCTTACAAAAGAAAGTACGTTAAGAGCGCACATAACTATTCATATAGAAAGGATGCACAATGAAAACAATAATAGGTATAGACCCTGGCGCTAGTGGAGCTTTGAGTTTTACTAACACAGCAGAGGAAAAAGTATATTATCACAAATGTCATGAGAAAATATCTGGTAGAAGACTAACTGTTTCTATGGCTTTAAATGCATATGAAAATAAAAAAGCAGTAGCATACATAGAAAAAGTTCATGCAATGCCTCACGATGGTAGAAGTTCCTTATTTAAATTTGGGGTAAATTACGGAGCATGGTTAGGAATATTAAACTCAATACAAGGGGTAGAAAAAATAGTAGAGGTATCACCACAAAAATGGATGAATTGGTGGCAAGAACATCTAGGATTAAGTTTACCAAAAGATAAAAAAGAAAGAAAAAATGTTTTAAAAGACATAGCTTCTGTGTTTATCAAACCAGAGAAAGCAACTCTATGGAGTGCTGACAGTATTTTAATAGCAATGTACGGAAGGTATCAAGAAAAAGGAGATTTTAATGGATGAATACCAAGTAATCAAAGTATGTTTAGAAGCAAATCTAAAAGTAATAGAGATGTGTGAGCAGAGTGAAAACGATAAGAAAGATGTAGCAATGTTAATGATTGCTACCGAATTGAAGAAAATGTGTGAATCAATAATACCAAAGTTTGAAGAAAGAATAGTAAATAAGAATTAGCATATAACTCCTATGTTATTATATCAATGCTAAAGAAGGGGGCGGGTTATGTCAACTCGCCTTCTTCTAACATTCTTAAACTTCTTTCTACACCCGCTGGTAATACTCTTTTACGAGCTTTCTTATATGTCTTTTGTATATCTTTTGCTTCTTTGGTAGGATATAATCCAAGTTCCTGTTGAACAGCCCATCCAATCCTGCCTTCATTCAGTTGAGGTATGTGTCTTTCAAGTAACCTACCTGCGAAACCATTTAACAATCTTAACTTTTTAGTAAGGTCTGTACTTTGACTGTTCAAATCATACTCTTGCATACCAGTTACAATAGTAAGCAAAGAGTCTTCATCTAAATTTATAACATCTAACATCATACCAATGTCTAAAATATCAGATGCGAGTGGACCTCCAAATGTAGATAAGATAGGGCCTTTACCATAAAATGCTTTCTTAACATCTTCTTCATCTCCAGTAAGTATAGTAGCTAATTGATTAATTCTATTAGCACTATCATGCTCTACTAAGTTACTGAAGTTTAAACCAGTTAATGCTGATGCCATAACAGGAGCTAAGAAATAAGCAAACGCCATTCTGTATGCTTTCTCTAATCCTCTAGCATCTCCGTTTGGTAATAAATTCCCTGCGAGTATATCTTGTTTAGATTCCTTTAATATTTTCATATTCCTTTCAAAAAATTCCATACTGTAATGTTGGAACTGAAACATAAATCTACCAAGTTTACTTCTAAACGCTTTTGATTTTGCATAATCAGCATAGTCAAAGTGATTTAAAATAACCATGTTCTTAGCATAGTTTTGAGCAGTTTGTTGTATAATTGTTTCTAGTCTACCTTCAGAAAAGCTTTTACCAAGTTCTTCTTGTTTAGATTTAGCAAACTGGGGGTTATCTTTTAACCATTTATACATCTGTGCAAAACCTATTTTAAAAGTATGTTTCCTGTTTGAGTTCTCTGCTTTCCTGTGTAAATAAGATGTCTTAGCAGCTATATCAGATGTAAAGTTTGCAAAGTTTTCTAGTTTGCCTTTTTCTCTTATCTCGTACTTACCTTTAGATTCATTCCAAACTCTTAAATTAAACATAGACGCAGGTTCCATCAATCCAGTTTCTAATAACTGTGGAGACACTTCATCAAATAAAAGACCAGCATCTTTCAATGCGCTTTCAACAAAAACATTTGAATCAACTTCAACACCTTTAGCAGTTTTTAATGTCATGTTTTTTAATTGCTCATTCATATTCCTTATTTGTACAGGTCCCCACTCTACATAGTCTAATAATCTTTGAGTAAAATTTCTTACCGCAGAACGAGGGTTTACTCCAAGTTTGGATATGAACTCAAAACCTAATAAAGACCTCATTAATGCCCTTGTTTTCGGACTTATATCGGTATCCCCATTAGAAGCCTTATGTAAGTCTGTAATGTAATCAACTACGTTTTGACCATATCCTTGAGCAGAACCTTTTGTTTTGAATATACTTTCTACTCCAGATAAAGACCTAAGAAAATGAGCATCTGTAAAAGAAGTAAAGTTAAACCTATTGACATCTGTAATGTAACTATCAACAACATTCAAAAAGTGTTTACTATAATTGTAATCAGATTCTTCTGCGATTCCTTTAGCATGCTCACTAATATCTAATCTAATATCATTAGCTATTTCAATAACTGTTTTAGGTTTATCTTTTATATATGGATTAGCTGCGTTCTGTAAATCATCTAGGTGAGGCATCATCTTCTGCATAAATGGAGCGCTTAAGTCTCTTACATAATGTGGAAAGTATCCAGCCTTGTATTTAGGCATTAACTGTTCTCTTAATTTATTTTTAACATCTTTTAATTCTTCTACAGTTTTTTCATCTCCATTAATTTTCATTCTTTCAATAATAGAATTAATCCTTTGGTCTATACCATTCCTAAGAGATTTGTACAAGTCTTCCATCATAACATCATATTGTACAACTGCTTTATATAGTTCTGGTCTATCTTTAAGAGCAACACCATTTCTATCTTTAACTATACTAGCAATCTCTCTATCCGATAATGTTATCCTTGCTCTGCCTTCATCAAGTTTTTTAAGTAGTTGTTTAGAAGAAGAGTCTCCATTATCTGCTTGTTCTTTTATCATTAAATACTTGGCTTCAGTTGCTTCTTTTAAACCACGCTCAACAACATCCATAAAATCACCAAAAGATTTTAATTCACCATCGGTAGTAAGTTTATTAATCTCTTTTTGAATCTCAGTTACTTTACCATCGTCACCATCATTTACTGCTTTAATTAAATCATTGTCCAACTTTGTCATCTTCTTCTGAGCAGCTCTATAACCTAGTCTGCCAATAAGACTGTTTATACCAGCGTCTTTTTGCAAAGACATGATAATTTCTTTAAATCTATTCCTATCTCTTAGTTCGTTTTTTCTAAAGAAGAAACTAGAGTTTTGCATATCTTTTAAGTATCCACCAATTACAGGGTCTTTAGCACCATAATGAGATGTTTGATAAAAGTATTGAGCAAATTGACCATCAATCTTTCCAGACTTTATATTCTTGTTTAACGTAGAAAGGGTCTTTTTAAATCCATTTAGTCTACCTTTTGTTAGTATCTCAGAGTTAGTATCGTATTTCAATGTGTCTAACTCAACAAGGAAATCTCTTTCAGCTAATCTAAAAGCAGCTTCATAAGGATTATTCATTTGTTTTTTACTATCAGAAGACTTAGCCCACTTATCTATAGTGTTTAATAATTCTTCATAATAAGGGTTTACTATTTTACAATTAATTGAAGCCATTATGTTGCACACTTCTTTAGTTCTATCATTTCATCTTTCAATCTACGAAGTCTTTCTTCTCCAGACTCAGATACCTGTTGGTCTCTTTTTACATTTTCGACAAGAGAACTGGTCTCTTTCATTTTCTTTAAACTGTCCATCCCTTGTTTTGCAGACCTCTCTAAAGTAAGATTCTTAAAATAACTACTACCACCCATCAATGCATATACTGGGTTGCTCATTAATTTATTAGTTAATTCTGGTTTTAAGTTACCTTTTTTTAATCCTAATCCAATTGTTTTTTGAGCAATGTCTCTAATGTCTGCATCCATAGAGTTTCTAGCGTGTAAGTAAGATACTGGATTAAGAATGTTATTGCTCATCATTAAACTTTGCAAGTTACTCATCTGGTCTATGTATGTATCAAACTCTTTAGATTTACCAGCGGCATCCATAATGTCTTTATAAAAACTAAACAAGTGGTCATTAAACAATCCAAAACCGTTTTTGATTCTATCGCCAGTTTTAGTCCATTCAATAGTACCAAAATCTCCAAATCTCTTTTCAAAGTCTTTGTGAAAAGATGGAAGTTTAATAGCATCATATACCATTTTTTGACTCATACCTGGCCCAAACTCATATGCCATTCCTATATTCTCGGAAACTAAAGACCTCAAATCAAACCTTCTATCAAAAAATCTTTGGAACTGTGCTTCTGTTGTTTGCACATAAGATAAAGCAGTTTTTGCTAATGATTGGACTTCTGGGTCTAATACATCTTCTCCAAATAATTTCATCTCTTTTCTAGATGCAAGTTGAGTAAGAAAGTTTAATCCTCTTCTATATCTAGACGATGGGTCATATCCTTCTTTAGCTTCAAAAGGAACCGCTATTGGGTTTCCATTAAATATTCCAATTTTATTTTTATTTAAAGTTGGTTGCATAAAAGCCCATAAAAATTTTAAACCATGTTGATTGACACCCCTCATTAATAATGTACTTTCTATTTCTTGATATGTATTCATATCTGGAAATCTTTCAAGGAATTGTTGTTGCTCTGTACTTAGTGATTGTCTACCTCCGTATTTCATCAACTCTCCAAGATTGTCTTGATTTCCATAGAACAACTTTCTGTATTGCTTTATATCTTTTAATTGGTCTCTTGCTTTAGGGCTTAATCCAAAATTATCATCTCCATTTATTAGAGGCATAAATCTTTTTATCTGTTCTATTGTTGAGTAGTAAATAGTTCCCTTTTTCATATTGTTTGTATTTACATCAACATACTCTATGTTTTGTAAGTCTTTAGACGATTTGCTTTTTAAATACTTTTGACTTAAAAAACCACCAAGTTCTTTTTCTACCTCAGACTTCAAAGTATTAATCTTTTCCATAGCAAGTTTTTTCTTAGCCCAAGCCATGTTTTTATTATACTTTACTTGCATAACTTTTTTATTAAGGGCTTTGATTAAATTAACTTTTTGATTTATGCTTTGAGCAGTTTTGAAAACATTTGATTTTAATAAATTGGTAGCAGTTTCTAATTCTGTGTTATTCATTCTATTATCAAAAACAAATTCGTCATACCAATTATTTAAATATTCTCTTGCTTGACCAGTTATACCTTCAACTCTTGTTTCTTCAAAGATATTAGCATCCCAAACTTTATGCAATGTTCTTTCAATAGGAGAACCTCTTTTACCTTCTGTAAACTCTTTAGAGTTCTTTTCTACTGCATTTGGAAACATTTTTTCATTAGCAGTTACTTGCCACTTTACTGTACCATCTTCGTTCTGTCTGGGTTCGACTCCAAACAAATCATTAAACTCTTTACTGGTTTTCCATTTGTCTTTATTCATTGGTTCACCATCTTTGTTTAATGTATAATCTTGGTATTTATTTCTTAATCTATAATACAATGACTTTCTTAGATTTCTATTAAAGGAAAAGAATCTATCAGAAGCAGCCATTACATCTTCATAAGAAGTTCTTTTTTGCTCACCACTTTTTTCATAAACAGAATCGCCAGTTACTTGTAATAACTTTCCATACTCTGATAACATCTCCCTTACGATTGCCTTATCCAAAGAACTTAAATCATCTGTTTCTTTAAAGTTTCCGTCTACATCTCTAATTAATTTTTTAAATATCCTTACTCTCTTTCCGTTTGATTCCCCTTTTTTAGAAACATCATTATTAAATCCAATACTTTCACCTCTAGACATTTCTCTTAAATCTTTAGAACTTTTAGATTGCTCCATATTTGGGAATAAAAAATCATCTCTCCAAGAATATATATCGCTTGATATTTGATTGTTCAAGTCACCTTGACCATCTATAATATATTGAGTTTCTAAAGCAGACCTTTGATAAAAATCTGTATTGTCATAGTCAATTACAATTTTATAATCACGACCTTCGTATAATATTTTAGAATTTTCCTCACCTCTCATAGCAGCATCTTTTGCTTTACCATCAGCACCAACAGGAACACTTTGACCTAAATTTCCTAAGTAATTTAACATTCTAGGAACTTTTTGAACTAAACCAATAGACGACTTATATAAATCTAAAGCTGCTGACATTTTTTCGACTGATTCATTTTCCATAGTAGAGTTCATGTTAAAATTAAAATTAGCTTTTCTCATTAAAGCTGTTGGGTCTACGCCTTGTACCCAGTAATGAGAAGTTCTTTCAACATGGTCAAACATATTCTTTCTTTCAGCAAAAAAGTAATCTGCCTTGTCTGCATCATAGTCACCTTCAAATACATTGACAACATCAAATGCATTAATCATCATAGAATTACCATATGTTTTATCTAAAAATCCTTTTAGGCCCATTAAAGATAAGTCATTTGGTCTAGTTCTTGGATTCCTTCTTACGATAATACCTATTTGAAGATTGGGTCTGTTATTTTCTAATGCTATTGTTTCAATAAGTTCATGGAAACCACCTAAACTTATATCCACATCAAAACTTCTTTGAAAGTCTTCACCAAATTCATTACCTATTTCATCTAAAGTAGAGACTTTTCCATCTTCAACAATTCTTAATTCATAACCTTTACTTATCAATGTTGCAAGATTCATATCTGCTTCAAAGGCAGGTAACATTACCTCACCTCTTTTAATAATATTGCCATCATCATCTACTAATGTAGGTTTTAATCTAGCATTTGGATGAGAAGGAGCTATTGGAGCTTGTATCAAAGAAGACTGACCTCCATATCTTTCTGAATGTTCTTGGTCAAATTGATTAGTGACAGACCTTTTATTATTAATAAGAGGGTCTATGTACGCTCCATATATTTTATTCTTAACTATGTTTTCACTATAGCTCATAGGGTTAGCATCTCTAGTTAATCCAGCAAAGAAATTCATTCCATTTAAATGATTTAAAGATTCAGTTCCGTCTACCATAGAAACTAAAGCATCATCTCCAAATTGACCTCTAATCCATCTTCTCATTGCTATAGGGTCTTTAACTTGTTGTTGAGCATTTCTAATAGATTGTGTAAGTGGTCTTTCTATTTCATCTGCAAAATATCTACCAGACTCTTCATTATTTGCATAGTTCATATCTGCATGAGACCTCTTACCATTTGGCATAATAACATCTTTTTCTGGTTTAACACCAATAGACTCAAGACTTAACTTTCTTAATTGATTTGGATTTGTCCTATATGTACTTATATCACTCCATTCAGCATCGTCTATCATAGAACCTTCAATTGGATTCATTGCTTTAGTTCCACTTGCTGATAAAATAACATCTACGTTTGTATTTTCAGGTCTAGAAAAGAACCCATCTAATTCTTTAGCATAAACAAATAATGTTTTACCCATTAACAAAGGAGAATCTGCACCACTAGAAGATATAACTGGTTTAATAGGATTTTTAGAATCTGGTCTATGGCCCATCATAGTATGCAAATATGTCATCATGTCTTCACTTACATAAGCAATACTATCAAAAGAAGATACTTCTTTATGTGCATCTCCTATCATATTATCTATATCAATATTAAGATTTTCATCGTCTATATATTTTTGAACTTCATCTCTTATATCAGCAGTCTTATCGTTCCAAACAACTACACCAAAACCATCTTTCCTTAATCTATCTCTCAACACCTTTGAAGTTTCTTTGTCTCCAATAGATGCATAGGAATCAGCAACGTCTAGTATAAACTCTTTATCATATGTAACAAATTTCTTAGTATCATAAAGTTTTGTTCTTCCAAACAATTTAGGAACGTCTACTTTTCCATTCATAACATCAGCAAACAAAGCATCTCCATCACTACCAACAAACATATCTTGTAGTAATAATCTTCTTAGTGCTGCCGCATAATCAACTGGAGTAGCTGTTCCATCGTTTAATGCTTTTTGTATATTTTCTATTTGTGTTTTTGCTGGTTGATTTAATGGACTTTCTGGGGTGTTGTATAAATTTGCAAACTCATCAAATGTAGATATAATTTTATTAAGGTCTGCATTTTTAATTGCTATAGGACTTATATTCGGAGCTAGTCTCATTACCGCCATTCCAACTTCTCCATTGCTTCCAGTAAGAGATTCTCCATCTATTTCTTGAGCTACTCCAATTACTCTATTAAACTCATCTCTTAATCCATTAATTACATCTATAGAATTTTGAGGCAAGTTATCATTGTCACCAAATATATTTACTCTTCTTCTTTGAACTCTTCTACCATCTTCAGTATAAATAAACGTATTAACAAAAGGGTCTATATTCATGTACTTAATATCTAAACTATTGAACAGTTTATCCATTTTAGTATTTTGTTTTACTTCTTTACCTCTTGCAAGTCTTCCATTTTTATATTCTACAGTTTCTATTCTTGTTTGATTCATCCTGCCACCCAACAATCCAACAAAATCAGCAACCATAGCAGGTTTCATTTTATTTCTACGTTCTCTAGGTAAATCTGAAAACTTTACAAATTCTTTATTTTTATCTGTATCGGGAACATATAATCTATCAAATACACTTTCCAATACTTCTATTTTTCTTTTTCTATCAACACTTTCAAATTGGTCAAATATTAAATCATTAAATGCACTTTCTTGTTTCTCTGGTTTTGTTGGTTGATTATCGTCTATCCTGTACCTGTCAAAAAATTCTTGAAGCGTAATGCCTTTTATATAATCACCTTCACCAGAATCAAGCATTTCTCTATCTCTAGAATTCTTTTCTAATGTATGATACATTTTTTCAGCATACTCTGGAGTAACACCGTATCTATCTAATCTTCTACCGAGTTTTTCAGCAGTCATTTCATTAAACTGGTCTAAGTTAATTTCAAACTTAGTCTCGCCTGGCTTTAAAGATATAATGCCAAAACCATTTAACCATTTAGCTATCGTCGCTTCTGCGTTGGGACCTCCTTCTTCTGCAAATTTTCCTAATTGGTCTTGCAACCTAGAAGAGTTTGGAACATCTGTGCTTCCTAATATATTCATAAATTCCATTAATGTTGCTTTAGCTGAATTACCAAAATTAGGATTTGAACCAATATCATAACCAAATTCTGGTTTTAAAGAATCATTCATTAATTGCAACATTTCTGGTTCTGTAACTAATACTTTGTCATCAGATATAGATACTAAACCTTTTGAATTTTTTTGTATCTCTCTTACTTTTTTATTGTACTCCAATATAGTATCTTCTGAAACTCCACTTACCAACTCAGAACCTTGATTTAATACTTTCTCATCAATAAGCTTTAAGGTAAAACCAGAAGTCTTTTGACCTGTTACATCAACTCCAACTGAAGCCATGCCAAGACCAGATAGATTCATTATTCCATCAACGTCTCCCATAGTAAGGTCTGTTCCTTCAATCTTATCTCTTATAGCAAAGTCAACAATGTGCTTATGCATCCACATAGGCATCTTAGATTCATTGTACCCATACTCACTTAATTTATTCATCAATACATCAATCTTAGAACCATCTACAGCAGGAGGGTCAACATTAGTTCTTTCATAATTTCCAGTAATTGATTGTATAGCAAGAACCCTACCTAAGAATCTTTTTCTTTCAGCATCTTTTTCTGGGTTGCCAGTATCTTTAATTTTTATTTGACCTACGTTTTCAACAAGTAATGGATTTGTTACTCCTTTTTTATAACTAATTAATCCAGAATCTCTTAAATGTGTAAGTAATGTATTCCGTTCTGCAAACTCTGGTTTAAATATGTCTGTTATTCCTTGAGCGCTTCTTATAGCGTGGTTTCTTAAAACAACAAATCTGTAATCATTAAAATTATCTGCAAATCCAAACTTACTAGCCATAGAACTATTGTCTGGAAACATCTTATCTATTTGATTTTCTTCAAAGAATATTCTTTCATGTATATTTTTTACACTACTTAATTCTTTTAATATTACTGTATTCCTATCTGGAGCTTCATGAACTTTGACTTGAGCAAGTTCGTCAGACATATATATAATTGAATTTAATCCATCTATACTTTTATATAATGCATCAACAGCTTCTTGACCTTCTAGTATTTGACCTGTTTTAGTTCCATCTACAGTTAACCAATTTATTTTTCCATCCCTAGCTTGATTTATTATATCATCACTAAGAGTAACATGTTGGGGAACTTTTAACTTTGACGTTTGACCATCTGCTTCTTCAATAATACCAAGTTCATCTACATTCTTTACTGATGCTATAATGTTAGGAAAGTTTTGTTCAAACTCTTCTGTCATCTTCAATGATTGTGTATCAAGCATTTTCTCAACAGAATTAACATTTTCTAGGTTTACATCTGGATTTGCTTTATTAAAAGCATCTACAATCTTTTTAGCAGAGCTTACTGATATATTATCAAGTGGTTTTTGATATGCCCTTATGCCTCTTAAGTATCCATATATCTGTTCAAATGCAATATTTTTATTATCTACAAATCCAACACTTGCAACATTGTCTGGTAAGTTAACATCAACAGCTGCGTAATCATCTGATATAACTCCTTCAGATATAGCAACGTCAATAACATCTAAGTTTTCTTTACTATGTAATGGATTTCTAAGTCTGTTTTCTGGTTGAGATAACGAAGGTATTTGACTTAATTGGTCTGGTTTGAATCCAAGTATTGCAAGATTTTCTCTTGCTCTAGTTATTGAATTTGCATTTAAATCAAACTTGTTTGGATTAGTTCTTCTTTGTATATAAGCACCTATTAAAAAATTAGGAAGAATATCATTGGCAAAATCTAAGTCAGCATTGTTTGCATACATTTCGTAGAATGCTTGAGAGTTAAATAACATACCACCTAGCATCATCCTAGGCCATACTTGAAAAAGATTTTGAGCTTCGCTTCTATTTGCCCATTTTATAATCTCTCTTCCCCACTTCTTTCTTTCTGATTCAAGAAGAGACCTCATTGCTCCAGCAGCGTTTTCTTTTCCAAATTTACTTTGAAACTCCATAAGAGTTTTAGATGAACCAAACTCAGAACCTATATTGTCACCCATAGAATCTAATCTAATATTATGAGTTTCGCCTTTGTAAGTAACTGGCATAGTACCTAATTCACCATTTGCTTTTCTTGATTGACCTATATATCTAGTAACACTAGCTAACTCACGCTCACTAAGTTTTCCATACGGACTCTTACCAGTAAAGGCTGCTTTGACTCCAATCTTCCAATCCTTATACCAAGAAGATGCTTTACCTTTTGGATTCAAGAAAGATAAAGATGAAAAAGCTATACCATTAGCTACTCCCCACAATGGAGCAGTCCAATCATACTCATGGTCTTCTATAGTAGTTACACCTTCAAATACTGCATCTATTAATGAAAAAACCATTACGTCATTAGCAGCGTGACCAGCAAACCTTGCAAGTTTACTATCACCCAATCTGGCTATTGCTAACCCTTGAAAGTCTTGTATAGGTCTTTTAAATACATTGACACCACCCGCCACATCTTCTGCTAGAAACATCTTTCTTATAACATCTGCTTCGTCTGCATTTTTGATGATTCCATTCTTCATTCCTAATTCAATGTATTCATCTCTATACTTAGCGACTGCTTGTCCAAACTTCTCACCTTGCAAAGCTGGGTCTATCTGTGCTTCTTGTACTAGTCTCTTGTATCCAGAGGTAGTTTGCTTAATTGCTTTCCTACTTAAACCTCCAGCTTCACCAGCTTCTCTCATTCCTTTTAGTACAGTAGATGCACCTTGTTTTTGAACTAACTTAGGTGCTAATGCAGATGCAACTTTTTGACTTGCTTTTAATCCTATTTTCATAGGAGCTCCGCCAACAAACCCTCCAAAACTACCAATTGCTCCTAACCACTTTGCCAGTGGGTCTTCAAAATCTAAAAACTCTTCTTCTTCTACAAAGGCGCCAGGCAGACCAAACAAAGCACTGTCAGCAAGACTCCATAGCCCAACTCCTAATGAGTTTGATAAACTTGTATCTGATTGTCTTTGTGGGTCTGATTCAAACCAAGATGGTAAATCGTTTTGAGTAGGTTGAGGAACTGATTGTTGTTGTTGAGTAGGTACTGCTTGATTAGTTGCTTGTGGAAAATTATACCTTTCTAATACTTTTGAAATAGCATCTTCACTAACAGACTTTCCTCTCTTAGCTAACTCTTCTTTAATTTGTAATGTAAGATTGTCAGACACTATGGAGATAATCTATTTCGTTGTGATTCAAGCTCTCTTATTGCTTCTTTAATTCTGACAATTTGTTCTGATTTAGTTCCACTCACTTGACCAGAATAAGTTGAAACAGGTCGAGTTATATTTTCACCATAAAAAGATATAGCATCATATGCCGATTTTTCTCTAACTACAGAACCATCAACACTGCTATTTCTCTTGTCTAATAAATTATCAATTTTTCTAAAGTCTTCAGCAGCTTCATTTATTTTTTTAGAATCACCAATTCTTCTAAAGTATTTAAGTCTATCAAGAGCTAACTCTCTACTCTCTTCTAATTCTTGATAGTCATCTAAAATATCATCTCTTTCTTTTACTAAAGTATCTAATGTATTTTGCAACTCCACTTGTTTTTTACTTAAAGACGATAAATTAGTTTCAAGTCCTTTTAGTTCATCTTCAGTTAAAACAGATTTTGAATCTTCTACAATCTCATCATCTAACTTTGGTTCATAACCTTGTCTAAAAATACGTTCATTCCTTACTTCAGACTGAGGTTCTTCAGTTGGTTCTTCAGTTTCTTTTTCAACTAAATCAGCAATGCTTTTAATATCTGGAGGTAAATTTTGTTGTTGTTGTCTATTAAATTCTTCAGCTACCTCATCAGAAAACATTCCAAAACCACTTTGTATTTTTGTATCACCTCTAGCAAATTCAAATTGTTCTTTTAATATATTAGTTTCATCTCTTAATGTTTGTTGAGCTTGTTTACCAACTTGTCTTAATGCAGATAGATTAGAAATTTTATTAAAAGCAGTTAATAAATTTTTATCTTTAGCATTTCCTTTATAGCCAGGTTGATACATTGATTCAACTCTATTTGAAAGATTAACAATAGATGATGGGTCTTGAGTATTCTTATACTCCCACAAAGCGGCAGCTATATCATTAGCATTTGCATCATCAAACTTTGCTTTAACTCCACCCACTTTCTTACTTTTTAATTGAGTAACAATGCTTTTTAATTCTTCTTCAGCAGCTTCAAAATTTTTTATACCAGTAGGTACTAGGTTATAAATAGATTGAAGACCAGAGTTTCTTATAAAATTATCTGCAACATTTAGTTTAAATTGTTTGTTTGCATTTCCAAGCATTTCCATCTGCATACCAAATTCTTTTATCTCAGCTGCTCTTTTTTGCATACCAAATTGCATAAAGGCAAGAGACTCTTGAACATCAGCTCTTTTACTTTTAATATTATAATCTATTAACCTTTCTAATGCTTGTAGTGCTGATGCCATTTAAAATATTCCTAAAAACTTTCTATTTGCTTGAGCTGATGCAAGTCTTCTTTCTTGTTCTAATCTTTCTTTTTCTGACCTTATCCTTGCTTTTTCCTCTTCATACATTCCACTAACACTACCTAATGCTTTTCCATACTGACTCATCATATCTTTTTTTGTATAATCAAAAGAAGTTCTTAAATCTTCAGTTGCCCTATCTTGCATTTGTTCAGCATCTCCAGAAGAAGCAAATCCAGTCTTAGCAATTATATTGTCAGTTTGTTGAGTAATTTGTTCTAGATTTTTACTTGCGCCTTCAGATACTTGTTCAAGTTGCATACCAGCTTCTTGAGTAATTAATTGGTTTTGAGCTGCTACAGATTCAGATAGTTTTATCTCAGATTCATTCAATGCTTTTTCCTGTGCATCAATTATAGATAATTGTTCCCTTGCCGCATCTCTTTGAGCTCCAGTACCTCTAGCACCTTGATATAATGATAAACCAAGTTGAGCCCCCATCAAAGCTAATTGTACATATTTTTCTTCTTTTCCAGTAATTGGATTAATAGTTCCAGCACCAATCAAATCAACTAATCTTTCACCTTCTTGACCATACATATTCATCAATTGTTTTTCTTGAGAGTTTACATGCCATAAATCTCCCTTACCAGGTCCTGTCTTTGATGTGCGATGCATTTCATTATCGCCAAATCTTCCATACTTAGATAAACGATTTTCTGCTAAATTCATAATTGTAAAGCCTCAAAAGCTGATACACTCATATCAGTACCAGAATGAAATTTGTTTAATAAATCTTGATAGTTCTCTCTATCTCTTAATGCTTGACCATAAGTAACAGTTCCACTAGAAATAGATTTGGTAGCATCTTCAAACATAGAAGGAACAGAACCTCCTCCTAAATATTTAAACATATTAGCTTGAGTAGAAATATCTCCAGCGGCTATAGTGCTATCTCCAAATGTTCCTTCCCCTACACCCAAAGCTAAACCAGCAGTTTTTAAAAACTTATTACCAGTTTGTAGTTCACCTTCTGATTGTTCTAACACTTTTATATCTTGAGCGGTATCTTGATAAGCCCCATAAGCCATACTAGCTATATTTAATGCACTTGATATACTTCCAATAGCTTCGTCAAATTGAGATTGTTTTTCTTCTGCTATAAGGTTTGCGAATTTTTTTTGAGTGTCAAAAGAAGCAACATCATACATACTGGCTTTATATTGACCTTGTAATCTACCCGCTGATGAAGCTACCGAGAATAAACTTTTTGCCATAATATTATATACTTTTACTATTTAATTTAATTAACATATCAATTTTATCCAATAGCATTATGTATGCAAACTGTTTGCTATATCAAAACTAGCTGTTTCTCCAAAAGGTTGAAACATAACATTTGTTCTTGATTTAAAAAACTCATGAGTTGCTTGAGTAGCTCCATTTCCAGTAACAGAATCATACCCTTTTAATTTTATTTTAATTACCATACTCCAATAGTTAGATTGATGCGAATAATTACTTTGAATTGTATCTGAATTAGAGAAGACAAAACTGCCACCAGCGCCTCCAACATTTTCGTGTTGTGGTATATTAAAACTATGCTTTCCATATATTTCAACTCCTTCAACAACAGGAAAAAAAGTATTATTAGCAGGTACACTTAAATCACCAACTCCACCTATTCCACCTACATAATCACCATCTAAATCATTTGAAAATATTCCATTACTAACAATATGTCTAAAGTTATTACCTTCTCTTGTATCTGAATTATCTTCATCTGCATCGGGAAGACTTCCAGCGTCTCCAGTTATATCGTTTCCTAAACTACCAACAATGTCAGTTTGTAAAAACTTAGGCCCAGTAAGAGAGTATTCAAATTGGTGTGTTGTTATAGGTTGAACTTTGTAATACTTTTTACTTGCATCATTCATTACTGTATGACCATATCCATTATTTATTCTACTTATTAAATGGTATTTTAAAAAGTGTTGACAAGGATGAGTAACAGTTGTGTACCAATTTTCATTACCAGTTCCACCAAAAGCACCAGTCCCATCTGCCCATGAAGCAGGCCCACTTGCATTGTTTATAAAACCATTAGTTGCTAAATAACCTTGACTTAATGGCCCAACGCTAAAAACAGGTTCATGGAGAGTCATTCCACCTGAAACAAAAAATAATAAAGAATCATAATCGCCCATACTGTGTTTTAGTCCAGTTCTATTTGGGTCTTTTGGTTCTTGATTGTTAAAAGGTTGTGTTGGTTTTTGTATCTGTGAACTTTGACCAGCCCAATTTGCATAATAGTATTCACTTGCATCGTCTATATTATCATTGTCATCATGACTAATAACATTAATGTGTAATAAACCAGAAATCATTCTCCTGTCTGGAATCTTAATGTACTTAACTACTTCTAGTGGTGTTTTTAGATTTGCCATTATTAACTACCAAAGTTATTATTAAATGATGTTGATTCACGATGAACACTTAAAATAGAATAATTTTGTTGTAAGTCATCGAATCCACTTGTTTGATGAAGTTTATCTACTTTATTATGAAATCCATATTGCTCAAAAAGTGTTTGAGAATATTGATTAAAAAGTATATCTCTATCTGTATTTACTTTTATTACATCCACACCATCTTCTTGTATCGTAACTGCTGTTTTTCCATTGATGGTACAACTACCAGCGGTTTGCAAAGTAAAAGTTCCATTAACAGCTAGTAAGGGAGTAGCGGTAGTTCCAAATGTATACCTATCAGTACCTCCCTCTTTAAATGTAACAGATTGAAAATTAAAAACATCTAAAGTAATGCTACCAAAAGCATCTACTGTAAAGTTACCATCTATATTCATATCGAGGTGAGCAAGGTTACTATCTGCATCTACTGTTGTAATAGTGGTTTCTGCATTTGCTCCAACATCTATTTTAAAATTATCAGCAGGAATAGAATCGTCTTTTATCGTAATAGAAGGATTAGCCGTATCAAGTTCAATAGTATCATTAACACCATCGTTAACATAAACATGACCACCTGCGGGTTTTAATACTATGTCTCCACTTTCTGCTGTATCAATTGTAAATTTTCCATCTGAGTCATCAACTGACATTAAAGTTTGAGTAACAGTATCGCCATCTTTATATAGATATAAATTACCAGATACAATGTCTAAATTAATATCTCCAGAAGTAGTTGTTGACAAATTTAATCCACCACTACTAGATGTTATAGTAGAACCATTTAAATCTAAATTGTCTACTTTGATTTGTGTAGCAACGCTATTTGTACCAATAGTTACTGCATCTATAGCACCACTATCTATATTTACATTAGTCATTGATTGACTATTTGCATTCATAGCACCAGTTAATTGACTAATGGTAATAGCATCTATTGCCCCACCTTCTACCTTGTCTCCACTTATCTGGTTATCATCTAAAGATAATGTTTGACCAGTAACATCTATATCTGAAGTAGCAATTGTCATTCCATCTATATTGCCACCATTAATATCTGCGGTAGTTACTGTTCCTAAGTCTGCAATTGTATGACCTGCGTTTGTCCAGTTGCCACCAAATGCTCTAGTTCCATTTACAAGTACATATTGAGTATGGTTATCATCCGATAATCCAGTAAGAGAACTATGGTCAGTAACCCCACCTCCACCTCCAGATATAATTGTTGTAGTAGTAGATTGACTTCTTACTGGAGGCATTTCACCAGACGAAGACACAGCTACCCAATTTCCGTCTTGTTTTAAATATTGAACAGTGCCAGAACCTTGAATTTTTCTATATGATACATCACCTTCATTTCCAGAAGACTTATCTGGTTTACCAGAACCAAAAGTAGGTTGATTAGACTTTTGATGTAATAACTTTCTTTCGTCTCTAGTTAAAGCCATTATTTTATATTCTTTAATCTATATACAATTGTTATATCGTTTATTTCAAAGGTAGCTGGAACATCACCATCATTTGTAAATTTTAATGCAAATGAATAAATATTATTTGCCTCACTTGATGTATTAGGTTTTAAGACTGCTTGAACCCATTGATTACCACCAGCATTTGCTAATTCATTACTTGCAAAATTATCTCCATCTTCAAAGACTTTATTAAAAACTGTACTACCATTTGTAGAATAATTTACTTGAACATTGGTAGTCGTTGTTGTTTTGTAAGTAATATATACTTTATAAATCTTTTTTCTTACTGAAGGTTGACCAAAGTCTATATCTTTTGTTTGATATATAAACTTACCGCTAGCTGATGTATTTGAACTAGAATCCCAAACTTTCATTGTAGAATTACCAGCAGTAACATATATTAAATCTTGATTTGAATCTAATGCAAAGTTCGTCATATTTGTGG